ATGGAATTTTTTTTTAAATAAATACATAAATATTTTTTTATATAATTATTTATACATATTTTTACAAAAGAAACAAAAAAACATTTTTATTATCACTAAATTTTAACAAAATGGAAAAGCAAATTTACACCGTCATGTACTTCGGCAACGCTAAAATCTATCAAGATTTATGCGAAGAAGTATCTGCCTATTCTAAGCGTCATGCTGTTGAAAAGGTTTATTCAAAAATGCGAAATGAAGATTATTTCCCAGAAGAAGATTTTACTTGGGGAGGGCTTGTTAAGGATTGCGACGGAAATGTTATTGCAGATGCCAACGATGAAAGTATCGAGTATGATGGAGGTCATTTTTACGCGGAACTAAAAATAGTTGAATAATGAAAGAGCCAATAATCGAGACTTATGTCCCACAAAATAAACGGCTGCCATATCAAATAGCTGGAGCCGTTGGAGTTGCTTTTGTTATTGGGTTGATTTATTCACCAATCAACACCCAATACAATTATACTTCATTTATTCCCATCATTCAGCGCGATACTGTTTACGTTCACAAAATTACGTCGTTAACCATTCAAGGTAAGGACGAAAAAAAAGAAGTTGATGAAAGCGCCTACGGATCTCGTTCATACGGATGGGAGGTGCGAAAGTTATCAGGCGAACAACTTAGGCAAACATTGGAAGGTAGAGGCTTCAGGAATTTAAAAGGAGTTGACAGGTCTAAGCTTCGTCGCATATACCTTGCTTATTGTTATGAGTCAATGCTTATGAATGTACACGTTTTAACCGATTTTCCAGTATCAATGATTTATTCCTTCTTTATCATTGAGGCAACCTCTCAAGGAATCGAAACTGAATTGTGGCGTAAACACGCCAACGCTGGAGGGGTTAAGGCTCTTAAAGGCCATGGCACTGTGACTTACAAAACACGCGAAGTAATAAGAGGAAGAAATAAATTTATCAGGGCTAAATTTATGAGTGCTGAAACCACCGAAGAAGGTATGAACCTTTGGGCTGGTGTTCTTAACTCTGGAAGATACGCGGCTTGTAAAAAGGCAAATTACAAAATCAAAGGAATAAAGTTGTACGAATCCATTTGTAAATGCGTGTACAAATCAGGGTATCACACCGATACTGATTACAAATTTAGAGCGTCATTAATGGCGGAGTACTGGCAGATTAAAAGGGATAATTTTCCTTTGAAGAAAGAATACAATCAATTTTAAACCAAAAAACCAAAAAACAAATGGAAAAAAACTTTACGAATACACAATTCAAATGGACATTTGAAAGCATATCGGATAACATTCCTACAATCATGCTAATAACTATCCTTTTGACTTATGGCATAAATGCGTACTTAACTGCCATATTTTTACCCTTAGATTTTTGGTTAGCTATTATAGCAGCCTCAATTCTACAATTAGGGCGATTTGCCGTCGTTTTTATGGACTTTCTTAATCCCACTAAAGGTAGAAGTACTTACCCACCTAAAATAGCATTAGGCGCGACGATTGTGGCTTTAATTGAAATATTCTTCGGACTACAGGAACATTATGAAGGAGGGGAATATATTACCATGTTTTTATTTGTTGGAACTATCATTGTTTTTGGGTATCTTTTGGAAATAAACTTTGTAGATAAAGGAGTTGAAGCCTACGGAATAAATGAACCTAAAATTATAAAGCGAAGAAGGCGTAAAATCATTGTTAAGAATGACAGTGAAGAAGTGCCTAAGAATTTTAGAAGAAATATTACTTCATTTCAATTATCACTATTTTGAGAACCTATATCGGAGTTGACCCAGCAATAAGAATAAACGGAATGGCAGCGTGTTTTATTAAGCCAAACAAAGAAGTTGAATTTAAAAAATACAAAAGGTTTGTAGATTTTTTGGAAGATTCTTTTCACTGGCATAAAGATTATGAAAACGTTGTTGTTTTAGTGGAAGATAGTAGCCTTCAAAATGTAACCTTTAATTCTTCCATTAATCGCGCTATCCTTTCCCGTATATCCAGAAAGGTAGGCATGAATCAAGCGGCTTCAAGAATAGCTTATGAATGGATTAAAGAAAATGGCTGCGAAGCCTATAATATTTCACCTTTACAAAAAGGGAGTAAATGGACAAAAATATCATTTATGAAAGTCTTTCAGAACGAAGGCTACAAATTTGAACCAAATTTTAAACCAGCCAAAATAAGTCAGGATGAAATAGACTGTTTTACTCTTGCTTTACAGGCTAAAAATTACCAAAAACATGAAAAAAAATAGTGAAATGATAGATGGTATTAGTGTTGCTACATGGAAGGAAATTGAAAAAATTTCTAAGCAATATCCAAAACCTATCAGATATGCCGAAGGAACGCAAGCAAAATTATTTATGCTTAAATTTTACCTTGAACCTTTAATGAAAGATGAAAGGGCACCAATGGACATGATGGAATCAGGAAGAATGATTACGATAGCGTACAAAATTTATAAAGAATCAAATGGAGATAATGTTAGAGATTTAGCATTAACTTTATTAAAGAAATATATAAATTAGGTTGATTACATTTTGTTAATTAGTGGTAATATCGGGGTGACATTTGCGTCTCCCCCTTTTTATTTAAGCATTTAGTAAACCTATTTTTGTTGCGTATTCAAAAACAGCTCTAGCGTGACACAAAGCTATTTTATTTTGAAAGTCTGTATCAAACATTAATTTAGCATCATGATAATTCGTGAAGAATCCATTTTCAGATAAAACTGAAGGCATATCGGTTTGGGTTAAAACGTAAAACCTATCTTCTTTATCATGATCTCCATCGGTTAAATCAGCCCTAAAAATCCAATTAGGAAATTTTGATTTTACCTCCTTAAATAAAAGTTCTGCATAAATATCTGATTTGGTTTGTCCGGGCGAAGTAAAAACCTCCCATCCTCTAGCACTTTTGTTTTCGGCTGCATTGCCATGAATGCTTAAATACAAAGATGCCTTATAATTTTTAGCTGCAAAATTCGCTTTATTTACTCTTTTGGTTAGTGATGTGTCTAAGACTTCATCATATACCTTCATTGTTACAAATCCCCAATCATTCAAATATTGTTCAATATATTGCACAACGACCCGATTAAACACACCTTCAAAAAACCATCCATAAGAATGAAAAGTACCATTATTATGTTGCGCACATTTAGAAGGGTAGGTTGTGTAACCATTTGGTAATTTTACCTTAGGATTAATACCACCATGACCAGCATCTAAGAAAATACAAAATTCATTTTTATTCATAATTTACAATTTTAAAGGGAGGCATAAATCAATATACCTCCCTGAAGCCGCATAAGGTAGCGAATCTGTCTGCGCCTATAATTTAAATCCGATGAGTGCAAAACCTGCAGCTACGAGCGATAATTTGGGAGGAAGTTTCACCTCTATCTCTTTCCCAGCACATTCTTTGCTTGTTTCCTTAATCTTGTCCCAAATGATTTGAGCCAACTGGATATATTCCCGCCAAGTAAATTTGATTTTGTTGTTTTCTAAATGTACTGAAATATCTTGCGTCAATTCCGCAAAATTGAAACTATAACAAGCCACATCGCCAAGCGGTGACTTTACTGTGTCTGCATTTTTTAATGCTTCTTTTAAATTAGTCTGCATATTATTTATTTTAACGATTAAAAAAACGCGTAATTAAAACGCCAAGATTTACGCCTGTAATACGTTTTATATTTTCTGAAATGGAATATAACTCCACAGTTGCAATTAAAAACGCTGCCATGTAAGTAATGTTAAATGGAAGGCTAAAAGTATTTCTTGCACCTTCAAAAATAAGGATAGCACAAAAATAAACTACTATTTTTTCTATTGTACGGTAAAGTCCACGGCTATTTATCTTTTGCCCCTCCTTCTTTGCAGCGAGAATTCCCGTTGCCATATCTGCAAAAACAACAAATACACTAAATATTAAAAATCCCTTTATAGGAACAAAAAAGCTAAATATCCATCCGCAACAAATGGCGTACGTTATTTTTTCCCATCCAAGGTGCAAAAGGTTAATTAAGGTTGCTTTCATTATTCAAGTTTTATTAATCTTACATCACCATCCACCGTTGCAAACTTGCCCTCAGCATATTTATACAAGTCGTATTTGATGCCATTAAAAGCAAAGCTAACTTGATTAGTAAATGTAGATAAAAGTAAGTTGGTTGAAATGGTGTAAACCTTGCCATTGTCTGGATTAAAGATTAAACGTTTGTTTACATTTAACTCAATGACTCCGTCAATAATTTCACCGTTAAAATTTAACTTCCAGTCGCCCAAAAACTTTGCCGTGTCCCTTTGTGCCGTTGTAAAATAAACAGGCTTTCCACTTATTTGAACGTGCAAGTCATTGTAGTAATTAATCCTTTGTACAGTTTTGCCTTTAGTAATTAAAGGTTTAGCATGAATGGCTAATGTGTTGCTTTGCCTTTCAGCATCGGTAACAAGGCTTTGAATGGCAGTTGCACTATCACCAAGTATTTGCTTTGAGCCTGTCACTGTGCTATCAGACAAAGTCGTTTGCTGAATAATGTAATAAATGTTGCCTTGCTTTTGTATGTAAACAGTGTCTTTGACAATGTCTTGGGCAAAGGAAAAGAAGGGAAGGAATAAAAATAGGTATCTCATTTTATTTATTTTCGAGGTTAATAATTCTTTGTTCAAGGGCTTTGATTAGGGCTTGTTGCTCTTGGATGGCTTTGACTAAAATTGGTACAATCTTTTCTTGTCTAAAAATTAATTGACTATCCCAATTTGTAATAACGCTTTCAGGAATAATACTTTGAATGTCTTGAGCAATAAAGCCAATATCTGTTATGTCATTTTCATTCCAATCAAAAGCAACTGGATTAAGTTGATTTATAGTATTTAAGCCATAGGGTAAAACTCTTATATTATGTTTTTTATTTACATCAGAACTATTTGTAGATAATTCCCCTGTACTTGTAACATATACAATTGAATTAGTTCCTCCTGTTGCGCCAACTGCCGTTATCCTTGCATTGCCGACAACGTGTAAAGCTTGACTTGGCGCATTTGTGCCTAAACCAATTCTTCCATTATCGCTTTCTAAAAAAAAATCATTTCTTAATGCGCTTGAAACAATTTTTGTACTTACAGAAAAATCACCATCTACATTATTAATTGAAAATTCTTTATTAATATTATTTCTAAAAAATTCTGCATATTGACCATTGCTTTCGCCATGCCCAAATACCATTTGTGTATAATCATTAGCATTTGGAGCTATTATATAAACCCTTGCTCTATTGCCTTTACCTCCAACTTGTAAATCAATATTAGTATTTAATAATGTTTTTTTACCGATTGATAAAATCTTATTAGTGCTATTCCAGAATAAAGATGTATCGGAAGTTAATGCAGTTCCATTACTATAAATAACATTACCACTTGCGTAGCTTGTTCCTCCCGTTCCACCACTTGCTAAACCCAAAGCATTATTAAAAGTTGGTGCAGTTGTAAACGTCTTTGCCCCATTTACCGTTTGCGTTCCATAAGTATTTACATAAGCAATCGAAGCCGTGTCCGCTCCAAGTTGCCGCCACTTTCGCCCACTTGCAGAAGCCTTGTAAGTGTAAAGATTTATATTTACCGTATCAAGCACAAAATATGCAGCCGTGTCACTCTTTGCCGTCAATGTGGTATCAGCAGCCACACCTCGCCAAATAAGCCCATCGGCAGTCGTTTGTTCTCCAAGTGTTATTTTTTGGTTTCCATTGCTTGGATACTGTGCCCATGCAAGGCAAGGCAAAAGGAAAAGGGAAAGGGAAAGGAGTTGTTTCATGTTTTTGTTTTTTAGTTGCACGTTTTTTTAATTACAAAGCCTCCTGTGATGTATAACATATCACTTGTGTATGTACCGTTTAAATACAACCACCAAACATCACCAGTTGTAAGTGTATAGTTTACATTGACTTCTTTTAAGTCATATTCATTCATTGCAATTTGACTACCTTGTAATGACATTCCAGTTGTTTGTATTCTTGTAGAATTTCCTGCTTTATAAACACCAATATAAAAATCTTTATCACCTGCTGCTGGAGGACAAGTTGAGCAAGTTAAAGCTCTTGCATATATAGAATCAATACAATAACCATTTAACGTAGTTGGTACAACTAACATATTAATACCATATTGAGGATCCCACGTTGCAGCACTATTATCTGCCGCACCTGCAAATATCCCTAAATCCCAAACATATCTTTCAGTAGGTACGGTTATAGTTGAACTTAATGTGCCGCTTGTTAAAGATAAACCTGTACCAACCGATACAGTAGATACAGAGTTATCGGATGTTTTTCCCAATATAGATGTAGATGTTCCAGTTGTAGAAGATAATTTTATTGTATTTGCAAATGTTTTAACACCTCCAAATGTTTGTGTAGTTTCATTAACTACACCCTTAACAAATTGACTTGCATCAACAATAGTTATATAAGGACTTACTGTGTTATCAGATACATAAATTGGAGCAGCAGCATAAACTCCTGTAACTGTTCCACTGCCTGTGCCTGCCCCAATAGCCGTTCTTGTATCAGCTGCATTTAAAAGGGTAATTGTGTTATTTGTATTTACTTTAATAAATTTATCAGATACGGTATTTGTAAGCCCAAACAATAATTTACCTTGAGCCGTTGCGCCTAAATTTGTCAATGCTCCATCGGCTGTCGTTGCACCTGTGCCACCATTTAATAAAGGTAAAGCTGTACCACTATAGGTAAGGGCTAAAGTGCCGCTTGTTGTAACAGGAGAACCACCTACATTAAATATAGAAGGTGCTGTTAAACCTACACTAGTAACGGTACCAGTGCCTCCACCGCCTCCGCTGTATTGTGGAATATTTAAAGTACTACCTATTAATGTAGCTGCTCCACTTGTTCCAGTTGTGGTTAATGTAATATTATTTTGTTTTGCCGCAAATCTTGAAGTAAGATTTAATAAAGATGTATCAGCATCTTGAAAATACGGAGATAGCATTGTTGACGTATCAGATATATTAACTTTATTATTAAAAGTGTTCCAATCAGTTGAAGTCAAAAATCCATTTGCGCTTGTAGTCGCTTGTGTTATTGACAAAGTTCTATTAGCCGTTAAATCGCCTCCACCTTGTAACGGTGCGGTTGTTGCTATAGTTATTGTGCTATTTGCTGGCGTAAATCCTAAAGCGGCTTGTTTGTTATTAAATGTAGTCCAATCAGTTGAAGTTAAATACCCATTTCTTGCACTTGTAGCACTTAGTAATTCTATTGTTGGCGTGGTTGTGTTATTATCTATTGAAATTGGATTGCCCGAAGTACTTGAAGCATTTACCGTTGTCACAGTACCTGCACCAATAGCACTCCTAAAGTTGGTAGCCGTTAAAGCCGAAACAGTATTATCAGCGTTAAACCTCGGAAAAGTTATTGCCGATGGATTTGATAAAGTAAACATTGATTGTCCAATGGTTGTACCTCCAAGGCTTGTGCGGCCCGTAGATGGCACTAAATCTGCGCTACCTCCGTCCCATTTTAATCTATCGGTAAATGCCGTATTCCAATTACTTGAATTATTAGGAATAGATGAGGCCCACGTTGAACCAGTTGACAATGCTATACCTGCATCTGGGTAAACAGGATTTGGGAAAACACCTGTATTTATTGAACCAATACCACTTACTGTGGCTACGGTGTAATTAGCTCCTACCTTAAATGACGTGGAAACAATGGTAATTTTATTTGTGTCAGTTAAATTATATTGGTCGTTATTCAATAGTTGTCCATTCCTAAATACCAAAATATATGCCTTTAATTGAATGGGAAATTTTGGCGTAATTGTCCAAGTCAAAACACTTGATAAAGCTGGTTGATATTCTTGTTTTAAAATTTTTATTGTATCATTTCCAATAGCTACATTAATCGAATCTTGCAACCTTGCGTAAATAGTTGACGTATCTAAACGCAAAGTTCCCGTCGTTGTTATTGTACCGCCAAGTAAACCAAAACCAGAACCAACGCTTGTAACAGTACCCGTTCCTTTTGCATCTATTCTATTTGATAATGATATAGTATCAGATGGATTTAATTTTGATGCAAATCTTGTAGTAAGATTTAATAAACTTGTATCTGTTAACTCCATTAATACAGATAAATCAGCCGACACCGTGCCCGTGGTTGTGATTGGATTAGGTGATACAAGTATTCCCGTACCACCTGAAATTGAGGTAAGGCTTCCCGATCCTCCACCCGAACCTGCACCACCACCACGGGGAAAAATTACCGTATAATTATCGTTAACTTTGAATGATGAAGCTGAAATAACCACGCTTGTTGACGTTGGTACGGTGTATTGAGAAGGTAATAAGATTTGTCCGTTGCGATACACTTGAATAAAGGTAACTCCCCCGGGAATTAAAGTGTCTGTTTGTGTCCAAGTTAAGGTTGACGTTGTTACGCCTGTACTATAATCCTGTCTTGCATATAATCTACCCGTTGTGTCCGCGTATGCTTTGGTTGCATAGTTGGCTAACATTGCAGCCGTATCACTTACTAAAAGAGCCGCGGTTGTATCTCTCCATAAACCACCTGAATAATATAAAGAGGCATTTGTAACTGGCGAAGAAATAGCCACATCATGAAGCTCGTTTAATTTATAACCCGATGCTACACGAATGGCAATAGTACCATTATTTGAACTTGAATTTATACAAAAACCGATAGGCATATCAAGATTTGGCGCAATAGGCTCTACGTCCGTCCAAACACCTGCCACCGTTGGCGAAGGATAAAGAATAGCACCAGCCGCAAAGGTATCAGTGTTGACTTGTCTTATTTTACCAAAAGAAATAACATACCCATCTTCACCGTTCGTTAAATCATGTGCCGTTATTCCTAATAAATATTTAGCATCGATTGTGCCATTAGCAATAAACTTTGCAACTGTTATTCTTCCACTTGCTCCAACCGTGCCATTAGCATAAACAATACTTCCTTTTGTAATGGTTGAGCCTGTCTGATTCTTGACAAGCCAAAAGTTTTTAAATCCTATTTCATTGGGCACAGCATCATACATTCCTAAAACAACCGTTCCTAACTCGGAATCCCATCGCATTTTTGCCGTGTCCACATTGTTAGGCGGTACACTTGTTTTAAAAAATAAGGAGTCTATTGGTTGTGCAAAAGCACCGCCGCCAACTTGATTCCAAACATTTGAAGTAAAATCAAATGAGTATATTTTTAAATTAACGGTGTCAAGAATAACCCATGCGTTTTGATTTGATACGGGTTGAATAGATGCTGTGTCGGAGATTGAACCACGCCAAACCAAACCGTCGGCCGTAGTTTGAAAACCTAATCTTTGTTTGTTGGTATTTGTAGGAAATTGAGCGAAGGCAATAGAGCAAGAAAGTAATAGTAATAAAGATAGTGTTTCCTTTTTTTTTGGTAATTTAACTTTATCAACTACTTTGCCGATAAACTTTCTTGCTATTCCCATAACTAACTCTTTCACTAAAAGTTTACCAATATTTCCAATGGCTTTTAAAAACTTCCTTTCTTTTTTTGGTGCCTTAATTTCTTCCATTATACAATTATAAAAAATATGACATAATTAGAACCATCGTAATGAGTAGATGAATCTATTGTTATAACTGACCCAGCAACGGAGAATTGACTACTAATTAATTCCTGACCATTTTGGAAAATTAAAAGTTGTTCCAAATTTGAAGGTAATACGCCTGCATTTTTTGTGACGGTTAAAATAGCTGTATAGCTATCTAAAAAGGATTCTTTAAACACTTTTGTAACACTACTATTCTGTGTGTTTGGCGTGCTATTTGTTGGCGTTATAGAACCCGTTCCAGCCACGCCTCCAGCCGAATGATTTGGCGTTCTACCCGAATCAAAATCTAAGCCCCTAAATAATACTGTTTTTTCCGTGTATGGCATTACGATTGGTCTATAATTTCAATAAATGTACCTTGCACAATATCAGTTTTAAGTTCCATGGTAGCCGTTTCCATTATAAATTTAACATCATTATTTTCAATCGCTACATGAGGATACCATGGATTATCATTATCTAAAACCTGAAAAGACATATTAAGCATTTTTCTTACCGGAAACAACTGACCTTTAATAATTTCATTAACCAATAATTGATTAATGTTTTTTCCGTCACCTATATTTTTTACACGCCATCCAGTCCCGTCGGTTATTTGCCATGTATTACTATCGTTCTTTACTCTTATTGCACCTGGAGAACCTAAAGAAGGCCCATCACCAATAAACACCCTTTTTTTAACACTTATACTACTTGTGTCATTGTTAAATGAGCCATAAACGACTACGTCATTTTGACCATTTAAATTTCCAGCCGCTAAATGTTCCATGAACAAATTACCTAACTCGTAAAATTTCAAATAGCTTGTAAGTAAATCCGTGCCCGTTGCCGTTTGAATCCTGCTTAATAAAAACCTTACACCAACGTCTCCACTTTCAGGCATTGTTGGTGTAGTCCAATTTACGATAATATTATCAACTGTTCCACCAGCGGCAGGTAAGGTAGTCGCTCCACCCGGTATAACAAATTTATAATAGCTAAATGTTTGCTCCCAACTTTGAGCAGAAAAAGTATGCTGAAATCCATTATATGTAATATCCCTTTTTAGCCAGTATTTTACATGATTGATTTTAACGTAATTAATTTTCCCGTTAAATGTGCCGCTAGGGTCAAAGGTTAATTGTTGGGTTGAAATACAAACAATCCTTTCATAATATTCTCCTGTAGTTGTAATGCTAAAAGTATCGCCACCCATTTTTAAAACAAGCGTTCCATTTGTGACCTCAATGCCAAAAGATACATAATAAGTCGCACCATTTGTAGGAGTAAAATTAGTGTAAACCAAATCGCCAGTTGCGTTGGTTGCTTTTGCGTGACCTAAAGCAGCTCCGCCACCATCGGAAAAAGTCCATCCGCTGCCTAATGTCCAAGTAGTAATTTCAGGTGAACGGTTGGCGGTTAAAAAATCTATTAATGGTACGACGATAGGTCTTAACTCAATAACAAAAGAACCTTCTACTACATGTTCTGCAATAGTACTTGAACCTACCTGACTATCCCTATATTTCATTACGGAAGTAAATGTTATAGTAGCTTCATCATTATTGTAATCTAAATCTTTTGAGTTAAAAAATTCTGTGTTTAGGTTATTAAATATTTTACCTGACAATAAATTTACCGAAGCGATGTGTTCATATTCAATATCTAAATCCTTTATATGTCCATAATATCCCCATTTGCCACCACTAAAACGAAGCATCTTATTTGTTTCGGAATAGTTATCATTTTCAATACTTGATTGAAAACTACTTTGTTGTAATAAAGTAGATGTTAGATAATAAATATTGATTGTAACGGCTGAATCTAAATAAGTATTTGGCTGAACCATAAAAAATTTCCTATCCGAAAAAAAGAACCTTAAACCTAATGGTACCATGATTCTTTTTAGAACATCATAGCACTTCATGTAAGTGTAATTACCCTTACTATCTATGGTGTAAAAAACCTTATGATTAACCCTCATTCTAAGTAATGGGTCAATAGAAGTCGAATAAGTCCAACTATCTTCATGCCACTGAAAAGCACTTGCCAAAACGCCTACAGATGTGCCATAAATTGATTGAACGTATGTAAGTTTTTGAAGGCAATTATTTACATGATTAATAATTGTATCGTCACCCTGATAAATATCGCTGCCATCGGGTTTATAATCAATGCCTTTTAACCATCCTATGCCATCAATAGCATTTATGGTGTAATTATATCCCATTTCTAAAGGAATGTCATCAAATTCAATTAAATCCGCAAGAATATAGCCATACCAATAAAAGTTTGGTGTGTTAGATGTGTCGTAGGCAGTTAATTGAATGGTAAATCTTCCTTCTGGTGCCGTTAAAAAATCGGTTAATAATAATTGTTTTTGTTCTGTGTCAATAATAAAAGTAAACTTAAAATTACTTCCTATTATTGGTGCGTATCTTTCTAATCCATTTTCGACATCCGCCTGCCATTCTATTTGCGCTCCCGTAACATCTATATCGTATGTCATTCCTGAAAAGGTACTGTCATCTATTACTAAGTAATATTTACGCCCTTTTTCTGAATAAAATGTAGATGTATATCTTGCAGCCATTATCTTATTCTTGAATTAATATTTCTAGCTTTTTCCATGATTACTAATAAATCACTTCCAGCCACTCTGGTGGTTAATATGTAAGGTGATCCGCCACCATCTAACATACCCTTTAATTTTGATAAAGGTGCTATAACTTCCGGGTCAACCCTTGCATTTCGGTTATCTCCTACGGTTGCCATTGTTGGCCCGTATGCCAACCCACCTTGCGCAAGTTTTGGAGGAGCAACTTTATTAAGCATTGTATTGAATAAAACGGCTGCACCTGCACCTGCCGCACCTGCTACGGCTAAAGCACCGGGCCCTAAAGTTTTACCCAACGGGCCACCTAATATACCTTTTATAATACCTGCTACACCTTCTTTTATGTATGCACTAATAATCATTCTAGCGGCTTGCATAGCTGCGCTACCTAGCTTTTTCATATCGGTTTCACCTTGCACCGCTAAATTAGCAAAAGCATCAGTAGCAGCAATTAAAGCGCTTGTCATTGTGTTTCCAAAACTCATCATTTGAGCTTCGGTGTTTACAAATGAATTTTTAACCTCTTCGTTAGTTTCTTTTAATCTTTGATTACTTGCAGATGCTGTATCTAATTTTATAGCCAATAAATCTAAGGTAGGTAACATATTTGTTATGCCTGTAGATTGAGCCGTAATTGCAGTTACAGGACTTGCACCACCACCACCGCCTCCGACTGTCGTTGTACTTGTTGGTTCTATTATATTTTCAGGTACAACGGCACCTCCTTTGCCTCCTGATTTTGAAGTAGCTACAAATAAACTTTTAAATTTACCTTTAAGACTATCGACTGTTTCCCCTATTGTTTTAAATTCTGCAGCTACTATTCTTTGTTCTTCTTGGTATTTGGTCATACCAGATAAATCAAATAAATCTAAACCTAATGCCTTTTGTAAGCTATCTAATTTGCCTAATACAAAAGTTACTCCCTGCATGACAGAGTTCTTGATATTTATCCAAATATTTTTAAAATTATCACTAAATGCTTTCCAGTTATCGTAAACGTATAAAGCAATGGCACCAACCGCAGCTATCGCAGTTACAACGGCAAGAATAACAGGATTAGCAAGAATAGATGCAAAAGCCGAAGATATAGCAGTACTCATTAAAATAATAGTAGTTCTAATCAATCGTATAGTTCCAGTAAGTGCGCCAAACGTGGTAATTAATTTACCTACTATAAATATTGCGGGCCCAATAGCTGCCACAATTAAAGCAGTTTTTACTATAAATTCTTGAGTTGCAGGATTAAGACCTTTAAAACCTTCTACCAAATAATTTATTTTTTCAGATAAAGCCGTAAATACTGCCTCTAAATTTAAACTATTATTAATAGCTTTTCCAAGTTCAGCCAAACTATTTGTAACGTTATCTTTTAAATTATCAAAAGCATTACCTAAGCCTCCATTGGCTCTTTCTAAATTACTTAAAGCACCTACAGACCTTTGTATAAATTCTTCACTACTTATTCCTAATTCTCTTATTCCTTCAGCAGTCACTACGCCAAATTCCTCTTTCATTACACG